TTGTTGCTGTCGATCTGGTTGAAGAACATCATCACCACAATGCCAAAGAACCCGACGGTGACCGCGCTAGCCAAGATGGGCGGCATCATCGAGCGAGTGGTGGCCTGCATCTCGCGGGCGCTCTTGCGGTCGTCCACGGCCAGTTTTTCGAAGTTCAGCCCCAACTCCTGCGCCTGCTTGGCAAGCTCAATCTCGGCCAGCTTTAGCTGCGCCACTTGGTCGGCATTGAGCTTGTTGCTGGAGATCATGTCTTGGACCTTGTCCTCATCCACGCCGATGGCCTTGGAGATGGCCGACACAGCCATGCCGGCTAGCGGGCCACCTAGCGCGGTGGCGACGGTGGGCGCAATCTGTTTAAGCCAGTCCATGCTCACTCCTTCTTCGTTGTGACAACGTCGTCACCCTTGCGAACAGTGACTTTGTCGCCTTCTACATCGACTCGCATAGGCTGCTCTGGACGATCAAGGCGGTCGAGCTTTTCAATCAACTGCTTCATGATTTCAAACTCGGGCTTCTCTTGTTTGGCATTTGCGCCAGCGATGCCGTTGAGCATGGAGATGAGCGCGGTCAGGGCGGCGCCCAGCAGGCCCATGACGGCGGCGATCTTTTCATTCTCCAGCAGTACGCTGGAACCGACGCCGATGACGATAATCAGCGTGATGTAGAAAAGGCCGCTTTCGCCAATCGCCTTACCGGCGACTTCTTTGGCGGTGCTTTGCGCTTGTAGCCGATTCAACTCAACTTTGGCCTGCTCTTTGATGAGCGCCAACTCGTGGGCTAGGTTCTGATCAGACATACTTACACTTTCAATAGTTCCCAAGCCGCGCCAGCCACGATACCCGGCAGCGCGGTCGCTATGGCGTCCCAAACGTCAGGCTGGCCTTCTTTACGATACCACTGTTGGAACTCGTAGAAGATGCCGAACACGATCCCGCCAATGGCAACGGCCCAGCCCAGCGGCAGGAAGTGGATCGCGGCCAAGACGAAGGTTGAGCCGACGCCCATCGCAAGATGTTGCAGTTTGTCTCTTGGAATCATTTGTCAGCCTTGGTGTCAAGTCGGTCAAAAATTTTGCCAAGCATTCCTTTGATTTCCACCATGTCAGCGCGGTAGTCATCGCGTGCAACGTAAGTCGAAGGCATGTGCCGCACATCGGCATCCAGTCGGTCGATGGCTTGGTAGATGCGGTTGAGCGTCCAGCCTCCAAAGAATCCAGCCACAGCCACTGCGATGTTGAAAAGCACTTGGTAATCCATGACAAAAGATTTAATCAGATTGGTGCAGTGGGTTCAAGCATGGCAACAAGATTTTGCAGTTATCGGGCAAGAGCGTTTTGATTCTGCTGCACAGGACCAAGCATATTCTGAACACTGCGACTAAAAAACACAGGCTCGTTGGCAAGCGGGCTTTCGATTGTCCGGGGTTGCGCTCCCAGGCGCATCTGCTGAGTTAGCCGGTCAACCTGCTGCAAGCGGCGAGCCGTCGCCAGTTCCCGAGCAGCCAAACCGGCACCAGCGGTGTACGCACCGAACGGGCTGACAGCGGTAAAGATTGCGGCAGCCGGAGTCATCGGGGTGAACTTACCAATGGTGCGGAGCATCCCTTGCAACGTGCCACCTTTGGCAGCTTCCCGGATGGCATCCTGCTCCTCTTTGGTGAAGAACCGCATCTTCTTTTCGTTCTTGGCAAGAGACGACAGACCTTGGGCAATTGTTGCTTCCTTACCACCTTGAGACACTTCAGCACGGGCTACGATGTCCTCAAGCAGTTCGGACTTTTTGACCTTGGCGTAGTCAGAACGAGCAGCCTTCCAAGCGTCAAGAGCAGCTTTGTCGCCGCTGACGATTGCACCGGACGGGGCATTGAGCACATAGTCGTCAAACTCGTCGAGAAGTCTTGACGCGATCTTGCGTTCTGTTGCGTCTGCGCTTCCGGCAGCGCCACCGATGATCCTACGCAAGGCGGTAATCTCAGCCACATCCTTGGGCTTGTTCGCCAGCAATTCATCGAACGCACCAGCAACCTTCGGATTGACAGACGCAACATACCCCAGATCTTTACGCAGCTTGGTGGGCAGCGTACTCATGTGCTGCTGGAACTGCCGGGTATCAAACTGAAGACCGGATTTGTCGAGAATTTCGTAGTTGGCCTTGGACCGTGACAGCAACTCATCAGCCGACGGGACTGGCTCACGCTTGGTCGGACGCAAACCCGCAGCCATCCCGGTTCCCACGCCAGCGGCCAACCCTAGCAGTGGGTTGCCAGTAGCCTCGGCTGTTGTTTGACCGACAGCCGTGGCAGCGGGGGCAGTGACAATCTGTGCGATTGGAGCGCGGGATGCCTCGCGACCAACTGCCGCAACTTGCGGAGATGCTCCAGCAACCTGCGTTATCCCTCGGCCAGCGGCCACAGATCCACCAGTGCCGGTCAATGCACCACTGCTGGCTTGGAGCACTCGTTCTGCGGGACTCTCGGCGCGTGGGCCGGGGATCATTTCCGAAATAACCTGCGAGGGTAGGCGCACGTTGCCGCCAAGCAGTTTGTTGTAGGCCAAAGTCAGAGCATCGGCTGTGGGCACCGCCAAGCCGCCCACCAGAGCACCTACCGGGGCACCCACGCCTGTGGGAGCACCCAGCATTGCGCCAGCGGTTGCGCCTGTCACAGCGCCAGCGGTAACGGGTGCCAACGCCTCGGTGGCACCTCGAATGGCAATGCCAGCTTTGCGGGCAAATTCCTCACCCATTGTGGGCTTGGGAGCCAAGTATTCAACAATTTCAACAGGCTTGTACCCAGCCTCCAACGCCTGGGTGACGCGGGGGTCTTTGCCCTTCAAGTACCCGACGATCTCGTCGTCCGAGTACCCTTGGCGACGGGCAGTGTTGATCTGATCTCGGAAGTTGTCTGCCATGATTACCTTCCTGGCTGCTTGAATATTTTGTCAAGACCTTGGGTGCGCTTTTCGGCTTCTGCCTTGGGCTTACCTTCACCAAGCGCGGAGGGAAGCGCAGCCGTGGGTTGGTAGTAACGCATGGAGTCGGTAGCAGCAGGATCGGTGCTCATGGTCTTGAGCAGATTCTGGTGACCACTCCACAGGCGATTTGCGAGTCGCTGTGACACATTCACAACCTGTTGCAATTCCGCAACGGTCATGTCTTCAATATTGCCAGATCGGGCGCGTTCAAGCAACTTGGTTTCAGTATCGGTGACTTGACCCTGACCCTTGAGTTCAGCACGACTTTCCAACGTCAGACTTGCAAGACCCTGAATGGCACTGCGAGTGTTGATTAGCTTTTCCTTATCGCCTGCGCCAGCCAGTTCAAGCACTTGGGCAAACTTTGTGCGAACGCCTGCCAACGGACCTGCGATGACGTTGCCTGTGTTCAACGCCTCTCGAATCATGTTGGCATTTTCCATCATGCCAACAGCACCCTCGGCCTTTGCCAACGAGGCTTCGGCACGTTGACCGACAGGAGCGGAAAGGCTTTTGGCAACGGGTGTGCCAGAGGAAGTGGCCGTCGCCGTGACACTGCTGGTTGCTCTATTGACGCTTCCTGTGTACGGTTTCCTGACTTGTTTGCCCGACGGGTCTGTACCAATCGTAAACTGCTGGTCAGTACGAGCGTCAAAATACACAGGCTCGTTGGTTTTTGTGGCAACGCCAATTTCTTTTATCTGTGGTGCCTTGTCTTGACCACCTCGTAGCGCGGCTTCGTATTCCTTCTGCAATGTCTGAACCATCCGCACTGCGCGGGGATCGTTAGACATGCTCAGGGTATCAATCTCGGCGCGGATTTGCGCGGGCGTCCTGCCACCACCGGCCATCGCGTTTACAGTCGGCGCGGCGGCGGGCGCGAGAGTGTTAACAGGCGCAGGCTCACCCCGAGTGAGGGGCGCTTCCGCACCCACAGCGCCGCCGGGCGCGATCTCGCGCATGACGCCTCTAGGCGCAGCTATTGGCTCTGCGACAACCTCACCCACAGGTGCAGCAACCGGAGGCTGACCACCTCTAGCCCTTGCCAAAAGGGCTTGGAATGCTTTGTCTGAGGCTTGGCTTTTAATAAACTCAGCCGCGCCCATCGCCTCGCGCTGACGCCAGCTTTCAAACCCTGTCGGATCGTCTGGGATATCAGCCAAGTCATGGTCAAGCGAGCCGAATTGCCGCACCACAGGCCCAAGATCGGGGTCAGAGTGTTGCAGTTGAATTAGTTCGCGGGCGGCTTGCGGCGTAGGTGCCCTAAGCACCCTATCGCGGAACATGGCAGTTTTATCAGCTAGTGTTTTTCGCTTGCGCTCGGCCTGAGAAGACTCAAGATTTGTTTGAAACTCTTGGCGGCGCAGCGCGTTCATCTCTTGTTCTTGCGCCATCTTTTGCTGCGCCAGAACATTTTGAGCAGCGGCCTGCTGCCCAGCCACAAACCCCTCGTATAGATTGGCTGGGCCTTCGCGGGCTAAAATGTTGTAATTGACTGCCATGATTTAGTCCTTATCAGAACACGCCGTAGCCGCGCAGCTCGTCCATCTGACCCCCACCGCCAAAGCCCGCAGGGCCAAAGCCGCCAACGCCGCCCAAGTACTTGCCGAGGGCGCTACCAATTGAACCGTATGCTGATCCTCTAGCGCGTTGGGCGGCCAGTAGCGCGTTGGCGGTATCGCTGCCTTGATCCATATACACGCCGCCCACGTTTCGGCCAAACGTGCCCGCAGTGTCGCTCAGTCTGTTGCTCGTCGTTTGCCCGACACCGGCCAGAGATTGCAGCGGGTTGAGCCTAGCCTCACGCTCGGTTTGGTAGCGGTTGAATGCGTTGGTGTACTCTTGCGAGCCAAGGTCTTGGCCGAAACGAGTCAGGGCTTTTCCAGTAGCGCCTGACATCAAGCCGCCACGGGCCGCAGCCGACCGCTCCAGTGCCTTCATGCCCTCGGACATGCGAAAAGCGTAGCCTGGGTCAGCTTGGAACTGCTGCATTCCGAACGGCGTGTATTCGGTTGCCAGCGGGACCAGTTTGTTGAGCGCCTGCTCGCCTGCTTTGCGGTACGGCTCTTGCAGTTCAAGCTGTTTGTTGAACATCTCGCGCTGTAGCGCAATAGCGCGGTCAGACGCTGCGCCTTGCGCTGATGCCGCGTCT